ATGTTTTATAACTTATTATTGGTATCATAGCCATACGGGAAGGAGCTTTGATATCTTGTAATGATGGATTACCAAAATATTGTACATCTTTATATGGAATTGAATATGAATTATATATTTTAATTTGTTTATCATTCATATATTTAACAGATTCTTCTGGTAAAAATCCAAACTTTTTTATTTGTTTATCAATATATTCATTTAATATATTTTTAGAAAAATATTTTTCAACTTCATCATATGTTAAATATTCAACTTCAAATGTATCAAAATATAAACGTTGTAATTCTTCTTTTAAATATGGAATAAATTCATATGGAAGAGGTTCAGTACGATATCTAGTAAATCTATAATCAGAATATCTTTTTAATAATCCTACATTTCCTTTTAATTCATCAAAACTAAAAAGTCTACCATAATTAATCAAATCATTTTTAGAACCATTTCCAAATGGAGGTAATGATTTTACAATTTCAGGAGTTACTATACTTCTATCTTCAGCGTTTGCTCTTAACCAATCTACTTTATCCTCTGGATCTAAATCAATAAATGAATCTAATGTTAATTTTTTACCTCTGAATCCTAATCTTCTTAATTCTTCTTTATTTGGTTTAATAAATGGAAAATATTTTTGTAATCCTTTTATTTTATTCCATAATCTTTGACCATCACTTCCTTCAAAACTTTTTCCAAAATCATTCCATGTAGTCCCTCCATAAGGTTCATCACCATCATTTCTTGAAGTTGTTCTTGTATATAATCCTTTTTCATTTACATGAATTACTACAACATGATACCTATTTTCTTTTGATTGAGTACGATCAAATACAAAATAAAACATCCTATTTTTACCTTCGGATTGCATGTATCTATAATTAGAATACATTGTCCTACCTATACACCATGAATATCCTTTAGAATATTTAATACATTTATGTTCTTCATCTCCTTTATATATTTCTATACCAGTTTCAGCGTTTTCATAAACTTTATCAGCATCAGTTTCAGCATCATTTTCATTATCTCCCCCAACATTTATTAAAGGAAACAAACCATCCATAACATGTTCCATTTTTTGAAAATCATGCCAATTCAATATATTTTTATAAGCATTATTTTGTAATAATTGTTTAGGTATTATTCTTAAGGCTTCTTCATCATTATCTTCTACCTTTTCAATTAAAGCATTTAAATTTTGTTTAAAACGAGCTACATAATTACCTATAGTTCTAGGATCTTCATATTTATTTTGTTTCTTATAATATTCAATAGCTTGTTTATATACATCTATAGGTTTAGCATCTACTGCTTTTAATACTCTTAAAAATAAATTATAATCTTTATATAATGTAATATCACGAAATTTATTATTATTTTTTAATTCATCAGGAATAGCATTTACTACTAAAGGATTATTATCTTGCAATTTTTTTGCAATAGCATCTGTTAATTGTTGAAAACGCTTAATATTTGTCTTAATTTGGTCTTCTGAATCTTTGGTTTGGGTTTTATATAACTGAACCATTCCATTAATGGTTTTTTCAGAATACTCTTTAAGTAATGTTAAAAGTTTAATCATTTATCTTTCTTTTTTATATTAGCTAATTTTTGCATTCTTTCATATAAAACATCATCAGCATCGTCAGCCTTTAAATCATTATTTATATCTCTCATAGTTTCTTCTACCCATTTCTTTTGAGAAGGCAATAATTTTCCATTTATTGTATTTTCTATAAAAGGAAAAAATTCATCATCAGGCAATTTATATAATTCTACAAATAATAATTCACGAATACGAGCATCATCATATTGAGAATTATTATATAAATTACTTATGGCATCATATATAAATTTTCCATAACGTAAATCATCAGGTTCATTTTGTATTTTATCTATTTTATCTACAATATCTTGATTTTGTTTTTTATTACCTGAAAATCCTTGTAATGATAATATTTCATATAAACCCTTTACTATTTCATGAACCAACATTGGAAAACAAACAGCTCGAGCTACAATTGTTAGTTTGGGTTCTTCTTCACCTTCTTCACTCTCTTCTTCATCATTTTCAGGAACATTTATTTTAATATATACTTTACCTCCCTCAATTTTACGATTTTGATTAAGCATTTGTAACATTAAAGCAATAGCTTCTTCATTATCATAAATTCCAAATGATAATTTTAATATATCATTATATTTTTGAACAAGTGTATCATCTAATTGATCTATATATTCTCTAAATAACATAAAACCAAAAGCACCTCTAATAGAACTACCTTGGGTAATACCATTAATAATTCTTCTACGTTTATCCTGTGGTAATTCTTCCCATTCTTCTTTAGAGGGTTTCATATCAACATTACCAATATTAAGTTCCATATCAATTTTGGCATCAATTTCAATCCCAGCATATTCAACAATTGGATAAGCATCTTTAACCATTTGTACAGCTACCATTTCTAATTCATCTCTATAATCTTTTTCAGCTTCAATAATTTTTGGTAATAATCTAGATGATTCTACCATTGTTTGCATTAAATTTTTATTACCTAATAATTGACGTAAAGATTCAGCAGACTTACCTTTAAGTAATTCTATTGTTTCGGGTTTGAATATTTTTTTATATTCTACTTCGTGTATATGTTTCATTTTTTTCTAGATCTAAAACGTTGTGTAATTTTATTAAGAATTTCACGTTCACTTTCATTAACTTTATTACAATCACAATCTTCTTTCATTGCTTTTGGTCCGGGTTGGGGAGATTCCTTGGGTGGCGTTAATGGTCTGCGTTTTTTGGGTTTTTCTGGGGTACCTGGATGAACTTCTGGTTTATCTTTTGGTTTAGTTGGGGTTGGATTGTTTTGTTTAATTTTATTAATTTCTTCACGAACTAACCATTTAAGTTGAGGTATATTCATAATTAAGTGTATTTGTAATAAATATGTAAAAAATTATTTAATATAACCATCATTAATTAATTGATCAATAGTTTTATTAATAGATTTTTGAATTAAAATATCATAACCATGTTGAGTATTGGGGTATTTATTACATGAATATATAAAAATTAATATTAAACATATCCATCTTTTTATTATGTTCATAAAAATCTTTTTGTAAAATTAAATAAAAAATTTTGGATTTTTTAAAAAATCTTTTTACCATTTTGCTTAATTTTCAACATTAATTCATTATTCATCTGATTACTTGTACCTACATTTTTATTCCACCATGATGATTTTAATAAGTAATCTTCCCCAATAAACTTACCTGTATTACCATTAACAAACCTTACTAATACATCTTCATGACCTGTATCAGTATTACCTTGTTGATTAATATCATTAGTTTCTCTAGTTCTAACAAATATCCTAGCTATTATATGTCTATTTAGATCAAACATACTCTCATTTTCAGTTGCAAATGCACTAAAATCAAATCCTTTTGAAACAATATTTTCAGCTATTATTTCAATTTTAACATATTGATGTTCTATATATTTTGGATCATTTGATTTTTCTCCTTGTTTCCATTCTGGTCCTCCTATCAATGTTTTTGGTGGTAAAATATTTATTTTACCAAATTTAATACCTTCATTCCTTAAATTATTTTCAAATGTATTTAAAGCTATTTTAATTGCTTCAGCACGTTTATTTGCTAATTCACCATTACTTAATTTTTGTTTAAAAGTAACAGAATTTGGTTCCATATCATAATTTGGTACTTTTGATTCAGAAGCAATAATATTTATCTTAAAATTAGCATTTGGATGATTAGTTAAAAATTGAGAAATTTGTTTAAATTTATTTGATAATTCTTCTATTTTTTCTTTGCTAAATGTATATCTACCTGCTTTAAAAGTAGTACCAAAATCTATTCGTAATGTATCTTTATTTGGTTGAGTTATTTGAGTTTGTAGTGGTATATCATATTTACGTAATGAAGATTGACCTTTAACAGAACCAACCAAACCTGCAGCTGCTGTTGCCAAAGCAATTATGTTTTCTTTCCATCCTTCTTCTAAAGCATGTTCATTGGATTCATCAATACGAAGTGGTAATTTTTTAACTATGCGAACTTGCTCTTTAATTAATTTTAATATTGGTTCCTTCATTATTTTCAATTTGTGATAATAAATATTTAGTTATTTATATTTCCATAATTATATATTTTTTAAAAAATTTTCTGCTATGTATAAACCATGACAAGCAGAAATTACAATTCCTCTTGAACTTAAAGAATCTCCAGCAAAGTGAACATTTGGATAGTTAATTAATGATAAATTATTATAATTAACTAATACTTCCTCAGAAAGGTATTTTATTTCAGGAATGAAAATACCATAATCATTTTCAAAATTAAAAACTTTGTTTAAATCATCTATAAATTTAATAATATAATTAGCATATTCACCATATATTTCTTTAAATGAATTTAAATTATCTATTTCTTCAATATTAAAATTATTTTTTTCTAAAGTTAATCCTGGTTTTCTAGTTTTATTTGGGGAATAATATAATCCTTTTCCGCTTATTTGACATTTTCTAACTAATTCTTTAGTCCAATCAAATGGATTTTCAATTCCTTTAATTTCCATTATTATACCAAAATTAGTCATATTATTAAAATCATCTTGATTTCTAGTAGAATGCCCATTAAATGATTTCATATCATAAGTTATCTCCTCAGCAACATAAGCACAATTATTATTTGTACAAAAACTACGTATAGAAACTTTTCCATCATTTTGATATAATTTAAAATCATAAGCTAATTCAACTAATTTTTTAAAATAATTTTGAGATGTTTGAAATCTTACACCAATTTGAGAGCTTTTAGGTTCCGTTTCTAAATTATATTTTTTAATTAATTTTTGAGTTAAATCTATTCCTGATTTTCCAGTAGCATATATTAATTTATCATAATCAATTTGTCCTTGTCTACTTCCACGTGTTCTACCTTCTAATATAATATTTGTTTGATAATAATCAATGCAATTATGTTCAAATTGAATATCTATAACTTCAGTATCAAATAAAAAAATTACCCCTTTTTCAACTAACCAATCATACCAAATTTTACTTGTTTGATCTAAAAAATTTGTCCCAACATGCCACACAGGAAATAATCTTAAATTAAAATAAGGTTTAATAAAATCTGGTTCCTCTATAGGTTCAGATTTGATTATTTCATTAGGTTCAGGATGGAATCTTTTTAACATTTCTATAGTTTCATCCATTAATTGATATGCTTTTTCTTCTCCACAATATTTTGATAACTGCCCCCCTACACTAGTTGATCTAGTATATTTACCATCACTTTTCATACCGCAACCTGCGAATCCTTTCATTAATTCAGTTTCAGGTCTTTTATAGGGATCTTTTCCTGCATCTAAAATTGTTATTAAATTTCCAGGATATCCCCCATCTATTAATTTAGTAGCAGCATGTATTCCTACTACTCCAGCTCCAACTATTACAATATTTTCTTTTTTCATATTTTATAAAATTAAACTTTTTGTTTTGCATAAAAAAATCCTCTAAAAATCTTCATGGTTCGCCACAACTGAACTCAGATTTTTAAAAGATGTATGAATTATGTAAAGGCTATGAATCTTTACTTAATAATTTAGTTTTAATGGGTTTGGTGTTGTAAAAAATTCATCCATATTATCATCACTTGACCATGTTATTCCCCTTCTATCATTAATTTTTGAAATATATATTGGTTTATTTAAATCATCAAATATATTATTTGGATAATTTCCTTCAGAATTTATTTCACTTCCATCTCCCCAAACATATCCTAAAACATTTAATTTTTTTAATAATTTTATCCCCTGTTCCTTAGTAGTAACTTTATATTTCCATTCTTTATCTTTTGGAAAATAATTATCTTTAGAAAATACTTTTATTTCATTATATAATGTACTTAATTTTATCATTTTTGCACCTTATTACCTTTTGAACGATTTTCTGATATGCTTAATGGTTGTAAATTGGTAAAATGAAAACACTTGCGTTGTTGTTCTGGGTCACTTAAATCAAAGCTGCTACATGGAATTATATGGTCTATTTCCCAAACAATACCATGGTTTGACCAATTCCATTCTGGTAGTAGGTTTGATTCTAAATGTTGTTTACATTCTTTTATTGAACATCCTAATAGTTTTATTGCTGATTTTGATTTATTATTTTTATGTTTTTTAATTAATTCATATAATCTAGATCTTAATAAAATTCTAAGTTTAAAATTAGGATCATTATGATATCTGATATTAGTATCCTGTGTTGATTTTTTTATACAATATTCTTTATTTTCTTGATACCATTTCTTCCTATTTTCAAATATTATTTGTTTATTTTTTTTATAATAATTTGGAAAAAATTGTTGTTGATATTTCTTTTTCTTTTCTTTATTCTCTAAATCATATTTTTTACTTTTCTTTAATATTTTATCTTTATTATTTAAATAATATTTTTGTTGGTATTGTTGTATTTTTTCTTTACGAATATTTTCATATCCTTTTTTACAACTTTTACATTTAGATTCATACCCATCTTTTAAATGTGAATCCTTATAAAATTCAGAATAATCTTTTTCTAAATTACATTTTCTACAAACTTTCATTACTTTTGAACTTTAAAAACATAGTTATTTATTTTCAATTCTTCTATCCCATCTATAGGTATCATACGATATTCTCGCTTCTGGATATCAAATACTGGGATAAGATTTTTTTCATTAGGATTGTACGGAAGTACTCCACCATGAAGATATGCTTTTACAGCTAATCTTCCATTTAATGTTCTTCTTTGTCCATCACTTCTTTTTATAAAAATGCAGGTAAAAATTTTTCCTTTTGTACCTCTTATTAAGGCAGCAGCTTGCTCAGATGTAACAACTCCTTGTTTTACAACATCAGGATTTGGATTTGGATCTTGAGGTTGTGGTTGTTGTGGGTGTAATGGTTGTTGAACAGGTTGAGGAGTTACTGGTTGAGTAGGTTGTTGGGGTTGATTTGGAGGTGTAGGTTGTACAGGTGTAGCCTCACGAAATAAATTTCGTATTACTTCTTTAATTTGTTCTTTTAATATTTTAATATTGTTTTTCATTTTTATCTAATAAGGTAATAATATTTTTAGGAATTCTTAAATTACCAATTATTCATTACCCATATCTACTCTATATGATCTTGAACTTGTTCCACCATAACTCTTAGTAGCTATTAATTTTCGTTTTGGTACAACTCTAATTTCATCTAAATTATTAGTAATATTAAATCCAAACATTTCACTATTTGTCAAGGGATTATATCCTCCACTAAATATATCAGAACATTTCATATCTTTAGAAAACCAATTATGATAATATTTAGTTCTGGTTTTATTATCTGAACCTATAGTTAATCTACCATATTTATTTACCCATTTTTTAACAATTTCAATCATTTTTCTAATGGATGAAATTTGATCTCCTTTTTTATTTAATGATGGTTTCTTATCTTGAGCTCCTTGTTGCCAATATGGTTGATTATTACTTGTTAATGATACTGTTTTTCCAGCAAATCCAAAATCAATTAATGCTAATTCATAATTACTTATATCATATTTTTCTAGGACTTTACCACTATATTTATGAATTAAATTTAAATCGCTAGAAGCAATTTCATTACATATATCCATCAATTTGATCATGAATATAAATATTAATTAATTTTTCTCCATTTATTTCTATTACCTATTTGATCAAAATGTCCAAATTGTTCTGCTATTCTTGTCGTTTTAAATAAAGGTTGTAAATTTGTAAAATGAAAACATTTTAATTGTTCATTATAATCAGTTAAATCAAATCCATAACATGGTTTGATATGGTCTATTTCCCAAACGATTCCATAATTATCCCATGACATTCCTTTGATAAATAATTTTTCTAAATATTGTTTTAATTCAATCAAATTACAACCAATTAATTTTAATGTTGTATTTGTTTTATATAATTTATTTCTTTTTAAAACTGTTCCTATTCGGGTTGATAAATTTAATCTTATTTTAACACTTATATTTTTTCTATATTCTTTTCTATTCTTATTCCTTATTGGTTTTATTCTTTCCTTATTCCTTTGAAAATAATCATGATGATAATTAGGATTATTTTCTAACCATTCTTTTCTTTTTTTATTACCTAATAATTTTTCTTTTTCATAATTTTTTTTAACTAATTCAATTTGTCTTTCTTTATTTTTAGATGACCATTTTTTAAGTCTTTTTTTATAATTCTCTTTATTATTTTGGTAATATTCTTCACTATATTTTTTTATTCTTTCAATATTATTAATTTTCCATTCTTCTATTTTAATTTTAGAACATATTTTACAAAAACAATTTAATCCATCTTTAGTAGCTTTATTTTTATAAAATTCGTTAATATTTTTTGGAAGTTTACAATTACCACATATTTTTTCCATATTTTAATATTTGTAATAAATATTACAAAAATAAAGACATGTTTAATCTTAACTCAGAACTTTGAATATCAGTATATTTTATCCAATCACTATAAGTCATTTTATTTAATTTGCCTATATCCACTTTAAAAACATAAATATTCAAAGGATCTTTGGGGGTTACATTAACTATGTAATTATTATGACCTGGTTTTTGTTCTAGTTTTGTTCTAAATAAATTATTCATTGTGTTAATGGCCATTTCCTTTGATGTAGAACCAGTAACATATAACATTACTTCTTCATGTTTTTTAGTTTTTGATTTTGCCGAAATTAATAAATCAAATGAATTTCTAACAGTTTCAACATTAAAACAAGTTTCAGAATAAAATTCGGGATAATAATTAATTATATTATATAAAGAAAATATTGAATTAATTAAATAACGTGAATTAGTATCTGATTTGAATTTTCCTAATGTCATTTTTGCAGTATGAGAAGGATATGACTTAACTTCTACTTCAGAACCATTTATTATAAAATCTGATTTATGACCACCATGATTTTCTTTTGCGTTTTGGAATAACCATTTTATAGCTAATTCTCCATTACCAATACCTCTATGTAACATAGCTGTATTGTAAACTGTTAAAAAATTTGCTTGGTCTTTTTTGTTATTTATTTCAAACTTTCCGGATGCAGTTGGAAAAGTATAAATTTTTGTTGGAGCTGAAACATCTATTTGTGATAAATAGTAGTCAAAACTCGATTTTTTTGAAGCCATTAACTGTTTTTTAGGTTAAGTAGGTCTTGATAAAATGAATTCAATTGAGATTGAGATAATTGTTTAAGATTTTTTAAATTAAATATTGGAGTGTCAAATTGAGTTGTGCTAAAATATTTTCTTCTTAAATAAAATCTATTTTTAGAAGCTTCAGCTCCTTCTTTATCACCAATACCATCATCCCATAATTTTTCAACCATTTCAGGAGTTATTTTAGAAATAACTTTTATTTCTAATAAAGACCTAAGTTTTATCATTTTCCAAAATTTAAGGGGTTGGACTTGGACTTCCACCTCCTCCTGGTGATGGAACTACTCCAGGGCTACCAGCTCCTATATCACCTCCATCTGAGGCACCAACTGGAGTAGTTGGAATATCTTCTGGTTGTAATTCAGGTAAACCTGTTGGGGCAGGACCTCCTACTCCTCCACCCATTCCTCCTCCACCAATTGCACCTAAATCAGAAGCTAAACCCTGATCAAATTGATCTTGTTCACCTTTTTCTTTAGTTCCTTTTTCTTCAGGTGACAATAATAATAAATCTGTTATTCCTTGAGTAGCACGTTGTGCTTCTTCTTGATTTAATAAATAATATTTTTTACCAGCTACTTTTGCTATATATGATTTATTAGCATAAGTTAATTCAAAATCTAAATTATTTTTTAATACAACACGAAATGTTGTTGGTTTTGGAGAAACAATATCTATAGACTTAAGATAATAAGCAAAAGAAGGAGACATCAATTTATCCAATGTTTTTTTAACACCAGGAAATTTAGTAACTATTAAACCTATTTTAGCTAAACTTTTTACGTTTTCTTTTTCTTGTAATTTTTTTTCAACTAAAATTCCACGTATTTTAGACTTAATATATTCTTTTAATAAATTATTTTTTATCATCTTTTTTCTTAGGTTTTACACCTTTATTTTTGCGAGTTTCTTCAATTTCTGCTTTTTCTTCTTGCAATTTAGTTAAATCTTCTTCTAATTTTGCTAAACCACCATTTAATTCTTCTAATTTAGAATTTGATTCATCTTCATTTAGAGAAGGTTTTAATTTGAAATATTGTTGTGTTGCACCAATCAATGCCTTTGTACCTTGAATTTCCTCCATTTTTTTCTGTATTTCCCCATCTTTAATTTCACCTAATACTGCTGAACGATGATCTAATAATTCTTCAGCTAATTTATGAGCTTTAGCTTCATTTTTGTAAATACCAACAACTTTACTCATATCTACGGGATTTGAAACAAATTCTTGCAATGTATGAGTTGTTAATATTTCATCAATTGTGGAATCTTTATGGGGTAAATGAACCATACAAAATTGTCCTACTTCATCCCTGTTTTCTCCTTCACTTATTTTTTTAACTGGTTTTTTTGTTTTTTCAACTTTTTTGGATGGTTTTTTCTTGGTTTCCTCAAGTATATTTCGTATAGCTGTTTTTAAATCTTTTACTTTCATATCATATTAATTTAATATAAATATATTTATTTTTTATTTAAATATTCATTCATTAATGTACCACCAATACTGCTTATTTCTAATTCTATTTGTGATAATATTTTTTCATCCATATGATTTTTTCTTATAAAATCTAATCCAACAAAACCTATTAATTTATTATTAATAGTTATAAGAGGAAATATATATGTACTTTGTATATTTGCACTTTCAGCTAATGATTCTAACCCATATGTTCCTGATTCTTTATAATTAGGTATTCTAACTGTTAATCCTTTTTCTAAAGTATTAATTAAATTGCTAAATAATCCCGTAGGTATATTTTGAAATTGTTGTTGTAAAGGATCTACTTTAGTGTTTATAGTTTCATAAATCATTGAAAATTTTTGCATTGATTTACCTGTAGGATAAAATACACCACCATTATGAAATTGACATAACCATGTTCTATCAGTATTATATTGATTTTTTATTTCTTCTAACTTATTTGAAATAAGATTATTAATTTCTATTGCTTCTTTTAATGGATCTTTGTTATTTCTTCTTTTCCATGCTTCAATTATTATTGGGCCTACTATTAATGTAAATATTGCAGTTCCTCCAGATATTAGAGCTGTTGCTACTTCAGATGTCATATTCAAATAATTTGTTTATAAATATTATATATTTATTTTAGATTTGATATTTTGTATATATTTTTGTAAATTTTCACGTATTTTATCTTTATTACCTATTCCTCCCCAATTTTCTACATCTCCCTGCTCAGTTATAAATGAATCATTACTAATTAAAAAATCTTCAAATTCTTTTTCCAATTCAGTTAATATTTGTTGTGTATAAGTTTTAATATATTTTTGCTCATATTCTTCCCATTCACCATTTAAACGTAATTGTTGTTCCATTTCTATAACACAATTAAAACACTTTTTATGATATAAATAAAATTTTTTATCTAATGGAGAATTCATTGAATTGTTGCAATTAGGACATAATAAAGGTAAATGAATTAATTTTTTTATATCATCTAATTTACCAATATTCATCTTTATACCATTTTTTATACACCATTTTTTATCTTCTTCTTCCCATATTTCTCCTTCTATTCTATCAACTATTTCTTTTTTATAACCTACTTGAGTTCTAGTTTTTTTATGTATATCTTTAGTAACCAAATTACGAATACGTTGCAAATCAGACTCTTTAAATTCTTTTTTTAAAATAGATTCAGACATTATTTTTAATTTTAATTTCAAATAAATGTTCAGGTTTTAAATTTCCTTCTTTATATATATCAATTTCATCTCTAAATGTTATTATGGGAATTTGAAATAATATATTTTTAAAACCTACTCCTTCATATTCGATATATTCTCTTGCATTATTATGTTGTAAAATATCAGTAATTTTCCATAATATTTTTCCAGCTTGAATGTAATCACCTGGTTTTATTGATTTTATTATTTCATCTCCATTTAAATCAGTATTATCTAAATTATATATTTTTCCTTCTTTTCTAATAACTTTGATTTCATTTACGTCTTTTTTCTTAATTAATATATGACGAGGAGTTGTTATTATATTATATTTAGATTTATCAATATTCTTATTTAATAATAATAATGAAATATTTTTTCTTCTAATATTAATTATATTAGCATCTTTATCATCAAAACTAAATTCATCTTTGCCTGTTGCAATAGGATGGATTGATATTTCATTAGGTTGATATTTTGAAATAAAATCCATAGTTATTTTAGTAACAGTTGATATAACTTTTAAAGCAATACCTTCATTGGTATTGTATGAACCATCCTTGGTATTAAAATATCTTTCATAAACTCCATTTTCTAAATCAATAAAAGCAACAGTATATTCGTTTTCAGGAGTTTTGAATGAATATAATATATTTTCTTCAGGATCTTTACCTTTTTCAATAAAATCAAATGTTGAAGAAAGCTCGCCTATTTCATTTAAATTATCTTTTATTTTTATTTCATCCAATTCCAATGTGTCATTCCACCATTGTTTTGAAAACGATTCACCTATTGGGCCCCCACCTGCACTTATTATTTCCTTTGATAAAGTTATCCATACATTTGGAATTCTATCGTATTGATAACGATATTTATTAACTATATCAGTAAAATCCCATCTATGAGCATATCTTTTAACTATATTATTTATAATTTCTTCATCTTCTTTATTTAAATCTTTTAAATAAAAATTAAATGAAACATAATCAGAATAATATGAACCATAATTAAATATTCCTGAAGAATTTACTGTTTCTTTATGTCCCCAATCTTTAATATCTATTAATCTGTTGGGAAATGCATCTTTTATTTCTTGTTTCAATTTACCAAATTCATTTGAATTGAAGGGAATAATTTTTCCTCTTACTATTATTTCATTTAAATTTTCTTCTGGATGATTTTTAGTATATTGTAAAAAAGTAAAATGTTTTTGTTTATTATCGGTTATTTTATTTATAAAATTTTCATCTATAATATAATTATTTAATTTTAATTTTTTTATAATATAAGAACTTATTAAATCACTATTATTATATAATCTATATAAAATTTCAAATAATAATTTTGCAATCATATTAATAGGAGTTTTTACAAATCCATCTTTAACTTCTTTGAAAATATTTATATTAGGGTTAACTTTTATACATATATTATAATATTTATTAATAATAGGATTTAATTTAATAACATCCTTTAAAAATTGATTTAATAAATCGTTCTTTATATAAATTTCAGATTCTAAATCATATCCATATGGCATTTTTAACAAATGTTTTGAAGAAACTACTCTTATTTCATTAATTAATTCTTTATTATTAGTCTTTGATTCTACAAATATTTCAGGATTAAGTTTAATCCATTTTTGTTTTAGGTCTTCTAATAATATATTTATTTTATTTTTCATGAGAAAATCTATATCCTTTATAATATATTGGTTTATTTAGTATTTTTCTTAATTTTGTTGTTCCTATTAATCCTGAATTATCAAATAAATTAAAGGATTCAAAAATATTAATTAACTTATTTGATTCATCAAATTGATATATTGGTTTTAATTTGAGTTTTCTTATTTTTTCAGCATATTCTTTAGATCTTTTTTCACCTATTCTTGATATTTTTGTTTTAATTCTTCTTTCTTCAGTCCATTTATTTTTATTTCCTTGATTATTTTTAAAGGGTTCTATTTTTAAAGGATAATTTTTTGTTTTATATTTCCATTGATATCCATATGTTGACTTATATATTCCTCTAGCACAATCATTTATGTTATTTGAATTTCCTTTACCTATATTTAAAATAGCTTCAGAAGCTCCTTTATATTCTTTAATAAAATTACCTTGAAGGTCATATTGAATAATAGCCTTCATATGGTTTATTCTTCTTAATTCTTGAGATTCTTTACTTATTGTACCACCATCTCCACCTTCAGTTAAATTTAATCCAATTTCAACACTATTATAGAATTTAATCCAATATTTTTCTTTATTATTACATTCTTCTATTAAACATTTTTCAATTATTTCAAAAATATGATTTTCAGAACCATATTTTTTTAAACTATAATATAATTTACGTTGTTGAGAACAACGTTGAATTTTTATATAATCATTCCATCTATTTTCAATATTTTTAGATTTTCCAATATATATTTTACCTTTTGGATTTATTATTTTATAAATACCTATACTCATAAATTATTATTTAATATAAATATATAAAGATATATTAAGACATATATTTCATGAAAAATATTTCAGGATGTTTTTTACCAAATATTCTCATAATCTTACCAGAATAACTATTTGCAGCATTTTCTATATTATCACCATCTTTTCCTGATTCTGGTTTTATTTGTTTATTATAATGTTGATAACTATGATATATTTCATGGCTAAGTGTTCTCATAGAATCTGCTAAAGTTCTATCTAATATTACAGTATAAATTTGGTTATCAGAAGGAAAATATCCTCCATAACTTTTATTATTATTAGTATATGATGAATTATTTATTATTTTAATTTTAGGAATAGGAATTTTTAATTCTTTACAACAATATTTTACTAATTCACCTAATAAATTAACATAACATTTATTATATTCATCTTTTTGTGATTTATATAATTTTTGATCTTTGCTTTCATAAAATATTTCTTCTCCACCTAAATCATTTTCATATATCTCTTTTATTTTTAATAATCCAAAATCTGTTCTTTGATTATTTCTTCTTTTATCATAATAATATTCTTTAATAATATTTTTAATATTAGTTTTTATTTTTTGTAAATTATTTTCAACTTCTTTTAAAGTAAGTTCATTTTTACCCAATTCCATTTTAGGATAATTTGTTAATTGTCTTACATAATAACTATTTTCTCCATAAATTTCTCCTATTTCATCTAATTTATTAATTATATTATTATATTTTATCATTAATGTATTTGTCCTACCTCCAAGTACTTTAATTTCATTTAAAGATATTAAATCTTTATATATGTTAACTAATGTTTCTTTTGGTAAATAATTTAACCAAGGTAAAATTGTGTCATGTATATTTTGTTTAAACCATCCATATTTTATTATAATATCTAATGACCCATTATCTCTTTTATTTAAATATAATTTATATATATTTTCAGGAGTTATATTATTAGGAGATATAATTTTGATTTCTTCTAAGGGTTTTGGGTGTCTTGAGGGTTTTGGGTGTCCTGATTTGTGATTCCAATAATGATTTTTTATATCATCTTTTAACCAATAATCCCATCCTCCTTCTTCATCAGGTAATCCATTTTTGGATAAATCTCGTGTTACTAACATTTCAGAATTTAAAGCATTATATCTAATAAAAACTTGTTTTACTATTTCTGTTGAATCAGGTTTACTATATATAGTAAATTGTAATATATCTCTTGGTAAAATTTTATCAGGATTAATTCCTGGTTTATCTAAATTCCATGTTTTTGGGAAACGTACAACTTTAATTTCATCTATTTCTTTATTTTGAAAAACCACCATACTTTTAGGAATATAAATTGTATTTTTATTAGATGAAATATAAGGATATTTATCTTTTAAATACTTAAACAAATGAGTATTAGAAGCATCAGTTCCTTCTATAAATCCTATTATATAATATTGAGGGTTATAATTAATATCACGTGAATTATATTTATATCCTAAATATTCAACCTGAATATACTTTGATCTTTTAATTATTGGAATTTTATTTTTGTCAGATATTATTTTTATTTCATCAATAATTTGATTATTTAATATATCATATTTTTCTTGAAAATTAAGTATATCGTGTACAAATTTTGCTAACATAGATGGAGAAGCTTCTTTTGAAAATGAATCAGGAGTATCATCAATTTTTATATATTTATTTACTAATAATTCCCATTCTTTTTCTGCTTCTTCAGTATTTTTAGCAATAGGAAAACCCCAATTTCCCCAAATTTTCATAAATATTTCAGGAGTTATTTTTGGAATAACCTTAATTTCATCTAATTCCAATGTATCTTTCCACCATTGTTTTGAAAATTCGGTATTTATATTATTTTTTAACAAATTATTTAATATTATATTTTTGTTTAAGTTCTAATAAATCTTGATATAATAATTTTAATTTTTGAGGAGGCAAATGATGTCTAATAATAATTTCAGGAAAATAATTATATCATTTTGACATAATATATTTTTCTAAAGCATCAAATCTTAAATGTATAGTTTCTCTATTATTATATAAATCATCCCATACATCTAACACCATTTCAGGTGTTATTTTAGAAATTATTTTAATTTCATTAATAATATTCATTAGTGTAATCATACTAATAAATATTTAACTAATTATTAATTTTGTAGTATTTGGATATTTTTCTGTAATTGGCTTAGCATCGGGATTTTCAACTTTGAATATATCATATGTTTTTATAAATATATCAAAGTTATTAGTGTGAGAACGCTCAGGTATATATAATTGCCAACCACGACCTTGTATTTTACCAGATTCTTCAGAACCTGGTTTGCGTGTATTAGCTTTAAGCCATAATATACCATATTTATTTATTGGTGCTTCTGGAAATAATTCATTCCATGCTTCTTGATATGCTGAAAGCTGTAAATCATATATGGTATGTAAAGATTTGGATGTCTTTAAATCAATTATCCATAGTTCACCATTTAATTCTATGATTAAGTCAATGGTACCAGCATATATATTTTTTGAGGAAAATATATGTACTTCAGAAGCAATTAATTTTGGTTTATAAACATTCCAAAATTCAACAAAACGTAATATCATTAACCATTCCTCAACAGAATAATTTGCTTGACCATTTGCTTCAATCCATTTTAATTCAATTTCAGGATTTTCTAATATTTTTTCTATTGCTTTGTGAACTGTTGTACCCCTATCTGCAGATTCAGCAGCTATTACATTTGAACCATGTCCGTTTTCTTTTAACCAGTTTTCAAATTGTTTACCTTTTGGATAATATGATAAAATATATGTTACTGATGGATAATATAGGTTCTCTTTTTTATAAAAACGAGCATCGTCAATTGTGATCTGGGTCCATCCATTATCATAGTCTACTATTCTACCTAATTGTTTATTTGAAATAATGTTATCTTTTTTTAAGATCATAATATAATTTTAGTAATTCTTGTTTGGTTTTTCTTTTAATTTTTTCTTTAATTACTTCAGGAGTACACCCTCCCAATCCATTATCACATCTCCATTCTGAAAGAACATGAAATCTTTTACTTCTTATTTTAATATATTCATTATATATTAATTCAGGAGTTATTTGATGTGTTCCCATTATTTTCATAAATCTAATTTTTTTGTTATTAAATCTTGAAGAGTTAATACATTAGTCTTTTCTAATATTTCTAAAAAATGTTTAAATCCTATTTCATTAATATCTTTTCCATCCAATTCACACAAATATACTTCTTTTCCAATATCCATTAATTCTTCACAATATTTTAATGAATCTTTAATAGCATCTTTATCTAAAGCAATATATATTTTTTGAACTTGTGAAGTAACTATTTTTTTCATTAATGCATCAGAAATATTTTTACCAAATAAAGGAATACAATTACGTTTTATAGTTAAAGCATCAAATATTCCTTCACATAATATAATTGGTAAATTCCAATTAATATAAAATTCCATTCCTATTATATCTTTATTCTTTATAATTGGATTTTTATAACTAGATTGAGCATTTGTAAAATCACGAGCAATAAAATAATTTAATTTACCTACTTCATTATATGAAGGAATAATTATTCTATTTTCATATCTACCTTCTAAACATATACCTATATTATATTTTAAAATATCATTTACAGTAATACCTCTATTTTTTAAATAAGTTTTAGCTTTATTAATATTAATATTTGTTAATATATCTTGAGATGCTAAATTATATAAAGCACAAAATTCTTCAGGAAGTGCAATTTGATCATATTGATATTCCCTTTGTACTTTTGTATTAGGTATAACTAATCTTAATTCACTTAAATATTCATCATTTACACCTATTCTTTTAAACAATGAACGAATTGTTTTACCTTTCATTGTTTCAGTATTACCACATATCCAACATTGCCAGTTTTGAGTTTCTAAATTTATTTCAAGTTTTTTCTTTGTAGCATGACAATTGTTGGGACATTTAAATGCATAGTTTCCCCTAGATTTTTTATCACTTTTACCTAAAATCCTTTCTAATAAATTTAATAATGCTTGAGTAGAATTTTCCATAAACTATATTAATATAAGAAAAAAATTTTGGAAAAACTATTTTAATTGTAATAATTCAGCATATATAGAATTCAAAAGATTTTGATTTGTAATTCCATATACAAGAGATCTAAATTTTTCATGAAGAGATTCATCATAGGGGTCTATTATTGCTCTATATTTATTTGTAGTTTCCCTAAATTTTCCATTAAATCCATGTTTTTCAAAAATGTCCCACCATAAATCATCTATCATTTCAGGGGTTATTTTGGAAATTACTTTAATTTCATTTAATATATTTATTTTTAATAATTCTTTATAAGTTCTATTTAATTGATTTTGATTCATATTTCTTATAATAGTACTAAAACTAAATCCTTTTGGTTTTTCCCAAATTTCAGTTTCAATTGTCATAAATATATCAATAAATATATCAGAATCTTTTTTATTATAACCATTACCTGGAGGTGAATATAATTTATCATTTATTTTATCTGCTAAAGTTTCAACCATTTCAGGTGTTATTTTTGAAATAACTTTAATTTCACTCAAATTCAATAAATCAAAATATATTCCATATAATTTATCTTGAGGTAAAGACTTAAAAAAACCTGTAACACTCCATTCAGGTGATTCTTCCCATCCATATTTTAATAAAATTTGAGCTATTTTTTCATCATTATCTACAGTATATTTTGTATTCCATAATTTATCAACTATTTCAGGTGTTACTTCTTTTTTTGGATATATTTTTATTTCTTCAAAATATTGTTTAGGGACATAATGTTTCCAAAATTTATCTTTACCATTATATTCCCAATTAAATTCAGCTGTTCCATTTCTAAATATTAAATATATAAAATTTTTATTTTTATATAATTTTGTTTTTCTTTCATCTTGTTTTCTAGAACCAACATAAGTATATAATTCACCTAAATTTCCAAAACCATCATTAAAATTAATAATATATTTTTCTCCAGGTACAGGAAGCTTATCAGAAATTATTTTAATTTCATTCAATATGTCAATTAATTTATACATCGGCATTGAAAAATTTTCCCATTATTGACTCGTTATAGCAGCGTTCTGGTTGTTCCAGACATTGATTTAAAATTTGTTGTTTTATTTCTGAATAAAAAAGCGATTTCTTCGAGAAACAATATTGTATTATCTCCCTCTTAAAAGCCGCTTCTCCTAATTTTTTTACATCCTCTAATAATTGTTTAGACGATCCATAATACGATAACCAATCAGATTCTTTTACTATAATTTTTTTAGAGGGACGACGCCCTTTTCCCGTAATATTCTTGACTAATATTGCTTTTTCTTTTTTACCTAATTTAACATTTTTGGTATGTTGTAATTGTTTTTTCCCGATATAAAAACGTCCTGTGTCTATATTGATTATTTTATAAATAAAACCAAAAACATCTTTAGGCATTTGTGAAATTGAATCAATTATATTATTTTGGTAATACCACATTTATTTTATTTTTTGTAATTCTTTATAAATAATTGAACGTTGGGAAGGAGTTAAACTTTGAAAAAATGGTTTTACTTCACTACCTTCATACCCATACTCTTTACAAATATTATTTGTTTTTTCAAATTTTTGACCTTGAATTTCTAAATCACCCTTTGTTAAATCAATTTTTTGCCATAATAAATCTATTATCATTTCAGGTGTTGGACCTGATACTACTCTAATTTCATTTAATATTTTTGATAACTTATACATCTAGTTTAACAATAAAATTTGTATCAATATATTGTGAAACCGGCATAGCCTTAGCTAACTTAGCAATAGCTAATAACTCAGATTTATCATTATATAAACCTATTGTTGTAACATATGGTTGGAAAAGTGAACCTGTCGCAAAATCATAAATTGAAGATGTGGGAGAATTCCTATATATTTTTAATGATGGATTATACGAAGCATTCATTTCATGTTCTTTTATACAACACTTTATCACTTGAGTATATATAATATGCTCATTTTGAAAAGATATGTTAAATGATCCTGAATATGTAGGCATTTTTTAAAAATTAATTATTGTGGATTTGAATATACATCTACTCTTATATTAGTCCCTAAAAATGAACCAGTATGTAATATTTCAGGAATAGTAAGAGAATAAATTGAACCTGTTCCAAAATATGAAGCAGTTAAACTTAAATTTATTAATAAGTCATCATATATTTCATCTCCGGGTTGTAAAGGTAAGGATATAATATTTTTTATATAAGTATAAATTTCTAAATTTTCTCGAATTAATGAAACAAAACTTCCGCTTAAGGTAGCAGGAATAGTTGATGTTGGAAGTATTACATCAGGATAAGAAATATAATACCTACCAGTATTAGTTCCTTTAATATATATTCCAACCGCTGTTACTTTATCTATAAAACTTTGGGTTAATTCAAAAATATTAAATTCCCAATTAGTTAATATTTCAGTTGGTGGGAAAATATTTACATATTCTTGATTAGTTATTACAACAAGACCATGATTATAAAAAATATTTCCTAAATGTGTTGAAGAAGTATAAACATTGCCATTTCCATCATCAAATATATCATAAAATGAAGATGTCATTCTAAAACTTCGAGGATTAACTTTATTTCCATATTTTGAAGGAGGTATTGATATTACTCTAATTATATCTCCTGAATTTGTAGGGAAATTTTTTATTATACTTGGATTTTCATCATAATTGAAATATGATGAGGTTGGTCGATAAATTGAAGCAGATTCATAATATAATGAAGATGCTAAAGAATGAGTATCTAAATTTTGGGGATATTTTTGATAGAATAAATGATTAATAGTATCATATATTGAAGAATAATGGGTTCCATCAAAATTAATAGGACCATTTATATTAAAACTTCCTGTATAATTAACTCCTTTATAATATTTTATTCCATAACTATCTTCTATGGCTACTGAAGAAGAATAAAAAAATCCCCAATCCTTATTGGCAGAATAAGGAACAACAAATGAATCTGATTTTGTTAACTTTTTGAATGCACTCATTATTCATTAATATTCTAGTTTTACTCTTAATAAAGTTTCTTTTACAAAGTCTTTTACTAATGGTCTTGATAATTTAGCTACTGCTAATAATTCATTATTATCATTGTATAAACCAACAGTTGTAATATATGTTTGAGGATTATCAACTAAAGTAGTATATAATAAATTTCCTTGGCTATCTATTACAGATGGATTAGTAGTATAATTAAACTCTCCATTTTTTACACGTGTAAAGAAAAATCTTGAAGAAATTGTTTCTTGTGATTGTAATTTAAAAGTTGCTCCTGTTTTAATAATTGTTGTAAATAACATTGCATTATTAGCTGAACCAGTTATTAAACCTAAACCTCCATTTACTGCACTTTGTTGTAAAGCTCTTGAATTAAATACTATAATACCCATATCTGGAAAATATAATCCATATGAACCTGAAGGATTAGAGATTGCTGCTGCTGTTGCGTTACCATTAGAACCTGAAACAATAGTATAATATCTATTTGAGTCTATAAAACTTGTAGTAGTAACATCATTACTATTATCTGTTAATACTAATGAATTAGAACCTGAAGTTAATTTAATATTAAATGAACCTGGTTTAAGGCTTTCTTTATAACGTGCTCTATTAACATTTATAACAAAAATATTTTCAGAAACTATACTACCAAAAGTAAAAACATTGTCCTCAGAACCATAAATCAAATTTCTATATTGTCCATAAACTACACGTGTAGGTGTATTATAAGCTACTCCACTATTAAAAGCTGTTGAACCTGAACCCGAAACATGACCATATTGAATTGAAAATTGTACTGAAGCAGATGTATTTACATTAGGATCATCTTTATAAACATCTACATATGAACCAGTATTTGTTGAACCGGTAAAAAAAGTAGTTATTTCATTTAAGTCTCCACTCCATAATCCTCTAACTACTGTTTCTGAGGAAACTACGGAATCTTCTGTATTATATCTTACAAAGCTCATTTTTTATAAATTGTTTTCTTGTTTAAATTTTTTAACTTATACATTATACTTTCTTAATTATAAGGGGTATCGTAATTCTCGCACCACTATCACGTCCAATTACTGTTATAGTAGTATTTAATTCTGTTAATGATGTACCAAATAATGTATCAATAGTTGTTCCTGTTAAAGTAAATGAAGTACCTATTTCAGATTTAGATAATTTAGTACCACTTGTTGTATTTAAATCTGTTGGATTTAAATCTGTTGTATTAATACCTGCTCCTACAAAATTAGATAATAATCTAATATCTGCTACTGTAACACTATATCCTGAGGCTTCATATGTATTAGTACTATTTAAATAATTTAAAGTTTGAGGAGTAATAGTTAATGATGCTCCTTGTTTTAAAATTATTGATGAATATCCTAAAGATATTACAGGTAATTTAGAAGTACCTCTAGGTAAAGTTACTAATTTATATCTCATTATTTGAGATTCATCTGGAAAAGCTTCAATTATTGAAGTTGCTTCAATGGCTTCACCATAAAAAGCTGATCCACTTGGATGGGTTGGATTATATAATGTATAATCTATTTCATCATCAGCTAATGAAAATTGTGTGATACGAAATGAACCATCATTACGAGCTAAAAGCTCACGACCTTTACGTGTCAATATTGCATCAATTGTTACAAAATTGTTATTAAGAATTCCCATTAAATTAAAATTATTTTTATTTGTTATAAATATTATAAAAATTCGCTTATTATAAATATATTAAAATTAAAAAGTTCCCCCATCTATATCAATAACATTAATTCCATCATCAATTAATTTTAGTTTTGCTTCTTTAGTAATAAAATCTATATTTTTTAATACATCAGGATGTAAATTGTTTGGTATAACAATTCCATATGATGTTTTACCTGGTGGTTTCAAAAATTTAATAATTATATTAGTTTCATCATTTACTCTTTTTAAAAATAAAATTTCATATAAATCTTGTCCTATATTACTAGGTAATGAAGGAGAAACATATATTCTAAATCTAGTAGAAGATATAGCAGACATAGAAATAATTGAAAAATTATAATATGATGTTCCATTATTATTACTTAATACTATTCTATCATATAATGATAAAACAAATGAATAATCAATATCTCCATATTTATAATGTAAATTAGATACTGACCCTGAAGGATTTGGATTAAAAATATATAATTCATTATTAATAAATCCTGCTAATTCTCCTACTATATCAATATAATTATCAGTTGTATTAAATTCTAGAAAAGGATCAGTTATATTAGGAGTTCCACCTGAACCTGGATCTGCTCTTAAATACCCTCCAGGTAATATTGAAGAAGTATAATCTTGTGACCCTGAAACAAAAAATTCAAATTTTATAATACTACCACTAGTCATACTAGTAATGGCTGTTCCATTAAAATTATATTGATAAGAAAATCCTCCACCTGAATTATCTTCATATCCTATATATCTTGTTGAATCTGGACCCCAATCATGTACATAATATGCTGTATAATGATTTGAATACCATCTTCTTCCAACACTATATTTATCTAATACTAAATTGGTATTAAATGTATTTGTTAATACATTCATAGTATATTCCTGAGTAGTACCAGTTAAAGTAACAACTCCTGCTTGTTCTAAATTTTTATGAAAAATTGGATGATTAGTATCTACATATAATTTATTAGCTCCTATAGCAGTAGATGTAAAACCTGTAGTATCAAAAATTTCTGAACCTATTACACTTCCCGAAGTATCAGTAATTCTTATTTCATATAATGAAGATGTAGGTAAAGAAGGAGCGGAATCCAAAGTTAATTTTAATGTAAAATCCCATGTAAATGAATATACTCCATCTCTTGGAATAATATAATAAGATGCAGTTGAAGGAGTTGGTTGAACACCATTATTATAATATCCTCCATCATTATATTCCCCAGATTGACCAGTAAAATTAAAAATTGTAGGAATTATTTTTCCTTTACCTCCATAACTAACAGAAGATGTATAACTACCTGTATTAAATATATTTGGATATGAAGAATTTATTTTTGGTTCAATTGTACCGCTTGCTATTAATACTTTAAATAAATTTGAACCTGATAACTCTGTATATTCAAACACTGCCTCTTCTCCTGATCCTGATATATGATAAAATAAAGGATAATATGAATATCCACTTTCAAATATTCCTTTTCTTCCATCTGTTCTTTTTTGATTAGATAATTTTTGATTATTAAATAATGATATCCAAAGATTATCACCATTTAAAAATGTATTTTGAATTTCACACCAATTTCTATTTTTAATATTTAATTCAGTTAAACTTCCACTTTCATCTATTAAATATTTTAAATGAATATTTGAATATCTATTAAAAAATGAACTAGTAACAGTTTCAGCAAATAATCCTACTTTTTTTACATACTTATCTATTACAGCATTTTTACCAAATGATTTATCTCCTTCAGTATATGTATTATATAAAGTAGAATATACTTTAACTCCTGAATGTCTTGGTCTTTCATGTGATAATAAATCATCATAAGAATCTTGTAATTCTGCCTTATATTCTATTATAGAAGGATATAAATCTAATTTTCTTTTAATAAAAGACATTCTACTTCCAGTTACATTATTTAATAATACATTCCAATCTGAATGTAAAAAATCATTTCTATCAAAAATATTAACATAATAATCATATGTATCTCCTTCAGCTAAAACAGTTTTTGATTTATAAGGATTTAGAGAAAAATAATTATTTATATTTAATATAGAACCACTTAATTCACCTGTGTAAAATGGTTTTTTATCTCCAGGTAATTTATCATATAAATAACTATTATCATTTGAAATTGTAGGTCCTTGTATATCAATATCTTCTACTTCAACTTCTTCAAATTTAGGTAAAGAATGTTTTATTTTATTTTTTTCTAAAATATTAGATTCTATTGTTATTCCTGTTAATAAATTAGAACGAGAAGGGATAAAATCTTTAATAAATCTAAATAAAGAATTATCAAAAAATTTAATTAATCTAATATAATCACTATAGTTATATGAACGTAAGTATTTTTGAAAATAAAATTTCTTTAAAGTTTCTAAAGATTCATAACTTCCACTATATAATTCAGCAGGATCACCTATATAATTATCTAAATTAAATCCACCTAATTCATTTATAATATCATTATTTATTTCATTTGTTGGAGCAAAACCAACTTCCACAAAATGTAAATCTGAAGAAATATTAGAACCACTTAATTGTTCCAATCTAACATATGGAGATAAAATTTGAGGTAAGGTTAAATCAACAGATGAAGTAACCCCATATATTGAATTATTTTGAATTCTAAATTTATCATTTGTTCTTACAAATGAATCACCTGGACTATTTAAATAATATACTTCTTCATTAGGTATATAACTAGCAGATGTTATAAGTATGTATGTACTACTTGTTGCAAAAGAAACAATATTTTGATTAGGATGGATTGATACAAATGAATTTGTTATTAAATTATTTCCTAAAGGTGCTCTAAAAGCTAAAGTATAATATGAAGAAGTTATATTATTTCCTTCATATGATTCAGGATTTAACACATGTTTATTAAAAATATTTGAAGATAAAATTTCACTCCAATATCTAATTTCACTATAATGTATTGAACCTGAACCACCAAAACTAGCTGTACTACTACCAGTATAAAAACCTGGATTTGAATTAGTCCAACTTATTTGTTCATTAAAATTTATAGCATTTCTATCTTTGGTTCTTAAATAAATTGAATAAGTAGTATTATTTCTAAATAACATAAAATTCCACCAATCTCCATTATAAAATGGTAAGGATATACTTGTGGTTAAAACATTATTTAATTTATATGTTAATGTTCCATGACTACCAGTACTTGGATATATTTCAAATTTAACATTATTAAAAGAAAATAAAGATTGGGTTGGATATAAACTACTTGTAAAAGGCTTAAATCTAAATTCTGTTGATAATGGTTTAGAATTTGATGATTTCAAATTATCCCAAGGAATTTGAATTTTTCCAGAACCAGTTAAATATGTTGAATAAAAATATCTATTAAATATTGTTTCAGGAGTTGTAATTGTTTTATCTGAACCTCCAAATTCATTTATACGAAGTATAGTGTCAGGTATTCCATAACAATTAATTAATGTTCTTAAACCTCTAACAGTACCTTTAGATTTTAATAATAATGGTAAATTATGATATATTCTTTTTAATACTTCTTTATTTATATCTTCTTTAGGTAAAGTTTCATTTGAAGCTGTTATAACATTAGTAAAATATGAACCTGTAGGTTCACCATAAACATATGTATATGTTCCTCTTGAATTTGAACCTATTAAATATTCAAATAAATTTATATTTGAATTACTAGAATATAATTTTACACCTAAAGATTTTAAAACATCTACTATTAAATCTTTAGAAATACCTTCTGTTAATTTAGAATCACCTTTATTAATATCTGTAATACTATTTATAAAAATCCAAATATTATCAAAATGTTGACCTATCATATTTAAAAATAATAAATAAGAAGTATTTTGTTCATCTTCTCTAATAAATTCAGGTACAGTATATTCTAAATTATTTATATTTTCTTGGTCATAATAGGAAGCACTTGTTAATTCAGTATCAAACCATGTTATAGCATAAGATGAAGTTGTAGGTATGTTTATCCAAGGTTTACTTGAAGTATTTTTAGGCCATGTTTTTGAACCTGATTCAAAATATAAAAAATATTCATATCCATCAAATTTAGATATAATTCCATCTATTTTATTTCTTAATACTTCTTTATTTTGAGTTACATAATTACTAGAAGTTAAAATATTATCTAAAACATATGATTGAGAATTATATGTTTCTATTAATTGTAATTTATATTTAAAATTTTCTAAACGTTCTGTAACTGATGAAAAATTAATAAAATTAGTATATTCGCTATAATCAACATTAATATTAATTCCTTTTTGATTTAATATATTTAATACTTGATTATATGAAGATGAAAAAGATGAAGTAGTTAATAAATCATTATATGAATTATAGTTTAAAGATGAATTTTCAGTATTATCTATATTAATATCAAAATTAGCTGGTCTTAAAGTAGGTAATAAAACATTTTGAATATAATTAAATAAATCTACATTATATATTGGAGATTGAATTATTTCATCTACTACCCAAAATGTATCTTTTATATTAATATTTTGAGGTAAAGGTTCATATAATTTAAATAAAACAGTATAATGATTATCATTTTTATCTAAAGCTACATTTATTGCTACTATACATTTATTTTCACCAAAATTTAATATGTAATCTTTATAATATTGAGTATTGCTTATTTCATTAATTAATAAATTAATTTGTTTTTCTAAATCATCATTATTAATTATATTAGAAGCTACTCTTATTTCAGTTTTATCTGGGGAAATTTCTTTTATGAAAAAATTTGGGCCAATTTCATTAAATATTTTTTTTCTAAAAAAATTATATTGTATTGATAAATCACCTTCCCTATAACCTTGATTAATTAAATCCTGACCTGGATCTAATTCAATTGTTTTTAAAGTACCATCACTATTAATTTTATCTAATGTTGAAGGTTTATATGCTTTAAAATCATAATTTGATGCAAGTAAGTTTGCATTAATATCATAAACATGATATTCTACATAGTCCTCTATTGTACCAAAACTACGTTGAATAGTTTTAGAAATAAATAGTTTTTCATCGCCTGGTTGGTAACGATTTATACTTTCAGACGTTGATATTTTAGATATTATTTGCATCTAATTTTTTTAATTCTTTATAAAAATTTAATCGAGCTTCTTTATTAATTGATTTTAACCAATCTAAAGATTTATCATGTCCACTTTCATACCATCCAGATTTTTTTAAAATATTGTCGTATTCTTGATTATTTATAAATAATTTATCTACTTCATCCCAATATTTATCTATAAATTCAGGAGAAAAAGAATTTACTACTTTAATTTCATCAATTATTTTTGAATCTTCTATTTTAAAATTTAATGCTTTATAATATGCCGTTATAACATAATGAATAGCTACATTTTTATCTTCTCCGTATTTAATATAATTATCATCATTATTATATATAAAATTTGTTTGTTTTATAATATCAGAATTATTCCACCAATTTGCTTTAAAATTTAAAAATTTAAGTAATTCTATTATACTTAATTTTGATTCTTCATTTTTAAATTTATAGACCCATTTTTTATTTCTTGGAAATTTTATTCCTGGTATTACTTTTATTTCATTTAATATGGATATTAATTTAATCATTAAATTTTGGCTCCACTTATTTTAATATTTTCTAATGCTTGATTAGATTCCAATAATTGTTGTCTTAGTAAAGTAATTTCTTCTTGTAGAAGTTGAACATCTATTGAATTTTCATTCTTTATTCCTAAATATTCAGAACTTCTAGTTATTAATTCTTGATGTGATTTTTCTCCTTCTTTAGGTATTTCAAAAAATAATTCATCATATAATGCAAAAAAATCTTCTATAGTTGGAATTGGTTGAATTTCAACTTCTTGTTCCTTTTGTATTAGTTGATTAAATTCTCTTGAAATAACATTACTAACGCTATTACGTTCATAAACTTTTTTTTGTATTTTAATTTCTTCTTTAGACATCATTAATTAATTTAAAACTTAATCCTTTTCTAGTTTTACCAGACTTACTATATCCATTAATAATATATGAAATATCCATTATTTTAATATTTAATTTTCTAGCAGCATCACTAATACTATCAAAATTTATATTTAATTCAGGACAATATATTCTTTTTTTAACACTATCTTTAGATTTAGACATTTTTATTTTTGATTCTTTAGTCATATTATGTCCAAGTAAATATTTATTACCTTTCAACCTTTTATTTAAATTTTCTAAAAATTCTTTACTATGTTTATTTTTAACACACCCATATTTATTACCTTTTAGTCTTTTACTTACCTTTTCTCCAAACCCTTCAGGTTTTAATTTTAATTTTCCTTTATTTCCCCTACCAATTCTATTTTTTGTTATTTTTGATAATTTTCCAATTCCTTTACCAGGTTCTTTTAAATTTAACATTTTAAATCCAAGATCTTTATACTGCTTCCAATATAGTGTTTCATATTGATCTAATATTTCTTGTTTAACATCTTTAGGTAATTCATGTATAATTTCAAAATAATGAGCATCAAATCCATATTTTTTCAAACTATTATAAATTCTTTTTTGTTCCTTACATTGCAAATTTTTATAATTATTTAAACGTTTTATAAAATTAATACTCTGTCCAATATAAATTTTACCAGTTGGACTCGTTATTTTATAAATTCCTACTATCATGATATTTTAAAATAATTTTCATCATTATCTCCTAATATAACAATTTCACCATTTATTTCACTTTTAATTAAAACAGTATAATATCTAAGTCTCTCTAATCCTGACATATTAATATTAAAATAATTATTTGTTCCATCTGAACCAATTTTTGTGAAATTATTATCAAAATCAATTACCATTTCACGAGTATTTAAATCACGTATTCCCCAATATGAAGTAGAAGGTAATAATTTTGTATTCAAATATACTGAAGAAGTTTGGAAAGTCCTAGTAGGATATTTATCTCTTGTAGCTAACTTAAATTTTTGTACACTATTTTGATTATATGTTCCTTTATTATTAATTAAAGATACTACAATATTTGTGTTAGATACAAGCGTGCCTGTAGTATATGTTATATCATTCCATCTAAATTCAAGACATGGGGGATAAATTGTATGGGTATCCTTTGAAAAATATAATAATTTAATATTATTTGAATCATTATACTCTAATGATGAAGAATGTTTTAATAAAAATCCTTGATTTGTAATACTTGAAGTCCAAGCATTAATAATATTAGTAACATTAATTTCTAAATCTTTTATATCATTATAAACAAATGATTGTGAAGCCGAAGGTGTTGAATAAAAATTACTTCCTGTTGTTGACCATAAAGTATCTAAACTGCGTGTTGTCCATGTAACACCTTCATCTGTTTCTGGAATATTTGATGAACGGCCTAATCCCATTTCCCAATTTAAAGTAGTAGGATACGCATATATTGTATATTCAGTGGGTATTTCATTAGCATTTGCTAAAAATAACCTTAAATATACTTCAAATGAACCTGAAGTCCTTGCTATTGAAGCAGTTATGTCGGATTGTGAAAACTTGATTAAAGTTCTAGCAACATTTGCATTACCTATTAATCCTCCTAAATTTTTTATTACACTCATAAATTATATTTTTGTTTAAAATTATTTTTGAAAATATTTAAATCCCAATACATTCTTTTTAATAATTGAGGTGATAGTTGTTGAAAATTCTCTAAAGTCCAAATCATCAAACCTTTTTCCCTCATAATTTCAAAATATTTTCTTCTTACTTTATTATAATTTTCAACTTTTTCTTCATGACCTGGAATATATTGTTCTCCTTGTCTTCTTTCATCTCCATAATATATTAAATTAACTATTGAATGATTTAAATCATCAATCATTTCAGGAGTAATATTTTTATTATTTACTATTTTTATTTCAATTAATATTTTACCTAATTTAATCATATTAATAACCCACCACTCTACCAATTATATCAGAATTAGGATACTTTATTTCAAAACAACATGGATCTAATGAAGGATAAATTACACCATTTCTCATAGCCCCTTTAATATCATATCCATATTGAGAATAATTACCACCTTGTTTATTTACTACTTCTATTTTTGGTACAGATTGAACACCTTTTACTTGTGATAATTTATTATAAATTTCAGATAATATAATTGGTTGATTTATTTGCCAACGATTAATATCAAAATGGTTTTGTAATACATTAATACAGGCTGATAAAACTTCTCTATTACTAAATCCAGGTAAGGTAATTATTTCAAAATTTACACCTATATTTACAATATATGCGTCTTTTAAATTAATTGCATCATTTAACATTCTAAATTGATTTAAATATGTTTTTAAATTTTCTTTAACAGCAGCAGATGCTAAGGTTAAATTTTTTGTTGAATTATAACTTAAAATATATAAACTTAATGATAAAGGATTATTATCAATTAATATATCATTTACATTATTTGATGATAAAGAAGAATTTTGAACAACATATATTTTAGCTATTGAACCATATCTAGCAGGCATAGATAATGCTCTTATGCTATAGTCTTCTTTTGTTACTGCTCTTAATTGAGTACCAAATGAACCTAAAATATTTTCACGTAATTCATCTATAGAATCACCATCTCTACCTCCTATAGCTGGATCAGGATTATTAACTATTAATGAATCTAAAACAGTCGTTAAAATTGCTCCATTTAATCCACTTGAATATGTTAAGTTGCTTTTATCAATTATTGATATATCATTTGAAGTAACATTTGATGTTACGCCTCCTCCTGTTAAATATCTAATGCTTAATGTAGTATTATATGGTGCTAAACCATAAGTTCTTGTATATAAAAAGTTAGAAGGATCATATGCAATATTTAATTTAGATATACTATCTAATAATCCTAAACCTACATTATCTGAATTTGGTATAATTTCTTCATCTGGTGATGAAGAAACACCTGAACCAAATTTAATTTCTAATAAATTATCTGTTCTAAATCTAGTAACAAAACGTC